AGATGACCTAAGTGAAGGTACAACAAATTTATATCATACAACAGCAAGAGCAAGAGCATCTATTAGTGCTACGGGTAGTTTAAGTTATGATAGTGGCACAGGTGTTGTTTCATATACACAGGGCAATACAGATACTGTAGCAGAAGGTTCAACTAATCTTTACTACACAGATGCAAGAGCGGATGCAAGGGCACAGTTAAAGATTGATGCTTTAGTTGACTCTTCGCCAGGAACATTAGATACATTAAATGAATTAGCGGCCGCTTTAGGCGATGACGCAAATTTTGCCACTACGATGACAACTTCATTAGCAGGCAAAGAACCAACTATAACTGCTGGTACAACATCTCAATATTATAGAGGTGATAAATCATTTCAAACATTAGATACACTTGCAGTTGCAGAAAATACAAATCTATATTATACAGATACAAGAGCAAGAGCGGCTATTAGTGCGACAGGTAGTTTAAGTTATAACTCATCAACTGGTGTCATATCTTTCACACAAGGTAATACAGATACAGTTGCAGAAGGCTCATCAAATTTATATTACACAGATGCTAGAGCAGATGCAAGGGCACAATTAAAGATTGATGCATTAGTAGATTCAGCACCTGGAACATTAGATACATTAAATGAATTAGCCGCGGCACTTGGAGATGATGCTAACTTTAGTACAACGATAACAAACTCTATTGCTACTAAACTGGCAATAGCAGATTTTAATTCTACATTTGACACAAGACTTGGTACAAAAACAACATCCGATTTGACAGAAGGTACAAATTTATATTACACAGATGCTAGAGCAAGAGCCTCTATTAGTGCAACTGGTTCTTTAAGTTACAACAGTACTTCGGGTGTTATATCATTTACACAAGGCAATACTGATACAGTAGCAGAGGGTTCATCAAATCTTTACTTTACAGATGCAAGGGCACAAGCAGTATCTATAAACAATATTGTAGAAGATACCTCACCACAATTGGGTGGCACTTTAGACCTAAACACATTTGACTTAACTACACTTGATGACACAGTTACATTGACAACAAATGCAACTCCATCAATTGTCACAGGAACAGTCGGCGCATCAACAGAAACACTATTGTCAAACACAACAGTTACAATAAATGATGATGGTGATTATGCAAACTCTGTAAGTAGTTTTGTAACACTTACAAGTACACAGATAGATACTCTAGGCTTCAAAGGTGATTCATCCTTAACATATTTCGGTTCAGCCGCTTCCTCAAGTAATTTTGTTTTCAGAGATACTGGAGATAGTATTGAACAGAATAGTATGGTTGTTGTTTATTCACCGCCAACAGATACATATACATTTACATTAGCATCACAACATGCAGATAACGATTCTGGTACTCCTGGAAATCAAAACCAATTAAATATTTCTGCGGCAGATACGGATATAAAATTCAAGCAATATGCTTATGGAGAAATGACAGTATCGTCATCGACAGCACTTTCTAATTCCAATATTCAATTGAGAGATGAAGACGGATTTTATATTGATAAAACACATGTCGATGTCACAAATACATCAGGCAATAATTATAAGATTGTCTTCTGGACACATAGCGTTAGTGTTGGTGATACAATTGAAGTAGTTAATCCATCATCATCTACTGCGATATTTACATGGGGTGCTGAAGATTATAATGAAACAGGTCTAGTTGCTAGTTCAGAAAGTTTCTCAATCTCATCATCTTCAAATGATTTAATTGCAATTGGTGATTTAGATTTCACAGTTGGTAATACAACTGGTGAAGTAGTTGGTACATTAGTTTATGATAGACCATCTACTAAGAGTGTTATTTCTGGCTTAACAACTGTTTCTATAGATGGTACTGATTATCAGTCTGCATTAACAGTGTCTGATGCGCCTCTCATTTTGTCTGGTAATTCTGGAACATCAAATGAAGTCGGATTAGCAGTTGGTACTGGCACAGATGGAAGAATACATCAACTTGGTACTTCAGGCATAACGACATTTAAATTCCCAGCCGCAGACGGTTCAGCAAATCAAGTAATGAAGACAGATGGTTCTGGTGATATATCTTGGGCAACACAAAATACTGATTATGTTACAGAGGGTTCTAACTTATATTATACAGATGCAAGAGCAGATGCAAGGGCACAGTTAAAGATTGATGCCTTAATCGGTGGTGCATCTTCAGCCTTCGATACTTTATTAGAGATTGAAAATGCGATGGCTACTGATACTGAATTGTCTTCAGCAATTTCAGGACTTAACCATGATACACTATCTGGCTTTGTAGCAAACGAACACATCGATTGGACTTCAGCATCAGCAGGAACAATTGACCCTAGTAACTATACTAATACCGGAGACACAACATACACAGCAGGTACAGGTTTAAGTTTATCAGGAACAACATTTACAAATACTTCTCCAGACCAAACAGTTACATTAACTGGCGCAGGTGCTACTAGTATCTCAGGAACATATCCTAACTTTACTATTACAAGTACTGATAGTTCAACTAATATTTCAGGAACTATTGAACCAGCGACAGACAATACTTACAACTTAGGTAGTCCTACTAAAAAGTATGCCAATATTTACGGTCACTCAGTTCACGCAACCTATGCCGACTTAGCAGAAAGATATGCAACAGACGTTCCGTATGAACCTGGAACAGTTGTAGTATTTGGTGGTGAAGCAGAAATCACAACAACGAGTATTGCTGGTGATGTATCAGTGGCAGGTGTAATTTCTACTAATCCAGCGATTAAACTAAATGCTGATGCTGGTAATTCAGTGACGCATCCATATGTCGCACTAAGAGGTAGAGTGCCATGTAACATGGTTGGTCCAGTGTCTAAGGGTGATTTGATTATTACAGCACATGATGAGCCAGGATATGCTAAGAGTAATGGCAAGTTTGATGCTGGTCGTTCAGTCTTTGCTAAGTCACTTGAGACAGACCTCACAGAGGGCAAAAAAGTTATAGAAGTTGTGATTTTATAAGTACTTAATTATTAACTGTAACTATTGCTTTTCCAAACATTTCGATAAATAGTATTGTAACGAGAAGATAAAGGGTCTCGTTACATTATGGAGAGGACTTACCTGTCTTATCCTAGGCTAACCTTTGTCTTAGTCGAAAGGATGGAAACATTCAACCTTAAAGAAGCAACAAGGGATGGAAACATTCTGATAATATTTTATAAAATAACACAAGACGGGAGAAAATTAAATGGCAGCATATGCAATTCAATTCCGACGTGGTACAACGACTGAACATTCATCTTTTACCGGTTTATTGGGTGAAGTTACAGTTGATACAACTAAAAAAACAATAGTTGTACACGACGGTTCTACAGCGGGTGGTCAGCCCTTAGCACTAGAAGGTGCGGCAGTATCATCATCAACGGGTACGTTTACAAGTAACGTAACAGTTGGTGGCACACTTGGTGTCACAGGTTTGACAACTATGTCAGGCGCCGCGGCAGTAACAGGTGACCTAACAATGACAGGTCACGTACTACCAAGTGCAAATATTACTTACGACTTAGGCTCAACCACGAAGATGTGGCGTGATGTCTACGTTGGTCCTGGTTCATTATACATTAACGGTAAGAAAGTTATTGAAGATGATTCTGGTACAATCAGCGTTACAACAGACGCAAACGAAGACCTTAAGTTTACTACAAGTGGAACAGGTACATTAAAACTAATCTCAGGTAATGGTATTAACTTTACTGGTGAATTAGGTGCAGTATCAGGCGATTTACAAATCGGCGACCACATGGACATGAACTCAAACTTAATTAAAGAAGTAGCAACACCAGTATCTGGTACTGATGCGGCAAACAAAACATACGTTGACACAGCGGCGGCTTCAGCAGTAACAGGTGGCTCTAATGCCGTTTCTGGTACAACTGGTGCATTCTCTAGTAACGTAACAGTTGCTGGTAACTTAACAGTTTCTGGTACAACAACTACAGTTAACACAACAGACGTATTGTTTGAAGACAACATGTTTGTTCTTAACTCAAACACAACCGGCACACCTACTGAAAACTCAGGTTTCGAAGTAGAACGTGGCGATTCATTAAACGTTCAGTTCCTATGGAACGAATCAGATGACAGATGGTCAACTGGTTCAAACACTTTACATGCTGGTGCATTAGTCGCCAACACGTTTACAGGTGCTGTAACTGGTAACGTAACTGGTAACCTTGACGGTGTAGTTGGTGGTAACACTCCAGCGGCTGGTTCATTTACATCAATTGGTGGTACAACTATTACTGCTTCAACATCATTCCAAGGTGACTTGGTTGGTGACGTAACTGGTGATATATCAGGTTCTGCTGGTACTGTAACAAGCATATCGGCTCATCTTAAAGATGAAGACGACATGTCTTCAGACAGTGCAACACATGTTCCTTCACAACAATCAGTTAAGGCTTATGTTGCTTCACAAATCGCAACTAAAGACAATACTGATGAGATGACTGAAGGTTCAACTAACCTATACTTCACAAACGCTCGTGCCCGTGGCGCAATCAGTGTTTCTGGAGATATCTCTTATAACTCATCAACTGGTGTTATTTCAACAACAGGTCTAGCAAGTTCAGACACAGATGATTTATCAGAAGGTTCAGCAAATCTTTACTACACAGATGCAAGAGCAGACGCCAGAATAGCGGCGGCTTCTACGACTGACTTATCTGAAGGTACTAACTTGTACTACACAGATGCAAGAGCAGACGCCAGAATCGCAAATGCAACTACAAGTGATTTGACTGAAGGTACGAACCAGTACTATACAGATGCAAGAGCAAGAGCGGCAATTTCTGCTTCTGGTTCTCTAAGTTACAACAGTACAACTGGCGCTATGTCATATACTGAAAGAACTGACGAAGAACTACAAGACTTAGTTGGTGCTATGTTATCATCTAACACTGAGACTGGTATTACAGTATCATACCAAGATGGTGACGGTACTATTGATTTAGTAGTTAACACTACTCATTTCCATAGTTCAGTACAAACAGTAACTTCATCACAAGAAACAACAAATGCTTCATCAACAGTATCATTTACATTCAGTGAATTATCAAACGCACAACACTATGCTGTTTTCTTAAACAGACAGTTGTTACGTCCTGCTGAATATTCTGTTTCTGGTACATCAGTTGTTATCGCTACAGGCGTTATTGCTGAAGACGATGAATTAGAAGTAACAGGCTTTACAAACACTTAATCAAATAATTGATTGAGTAAACAAAAATAGAGATTAGACAAGACGTGGGAGGCACCACCTCCCACGTTCTACCGCACGGAGAGGCGATAGATTGATACAGAATTAAAAAGGGTGTCTCGGGCTAATCAACTCATAAAGGAGAATAAAAATGGCACGTAAAATGAGAAGTGGAGGTAACACTAATAAGTTTTCCTTCGATAAAACAAAAAAATATAAGTATAATTCATCTGGTTCACTAGTTGAATTTACAGGTGATGCAGGCGCAGATGATATCACAATGTCAGGTTCAAAATCGTCTCTTAGACGTATGGCAGACGTTGAACGTAACGTATCTATTCTTGCGGCTAAACTATTAACAAACGATGGTGGCTCAGGTGATAGTGACGATAGCAACTTCGGTCGTATCGAAACTAAGAAAATTCGTTTCAAAGATGACATTCGTATGGATGACGTTTTAGACATGCGTTCAACAATCGACATGAACACTAACAAAATCACTGATTTGGGTACTCCAACTGCTTCAGCAGATGCGGCAAACAAATCATATGTTGATACTAAAGTATCGGCGTTAGCGGATTCTGCTCCAGCGACATTAGATACACTAAATGAACTAGCGGCTGCTTTAGGTGATGATGCTAACTTTAGCACAACAGTTACTAACTCAATTGCTACTAAAATGCCATTGGCAGGTGGTGCATTTACTGGTGCAGTAACTACTAACTCTACATTTGATGGAAGAGATGTTGCTACAGACGGTGCTAAGTTAGACGGTATCGAATCAGGTGCAAACGTAACTGATGCGACAAACGTGACAGCGGCAGGTGCCTTAATGGACTCTGAATTGGCTGGTATTGCTCATGTTAAATCACTTAACCAAGGCTTAACAACAACTTCTTCACCTACATTCACGGCAGTTACAGCAACTGACTTTAACGGTACGGCGACATATGCAAAATATGCCGACCTTGCTGAAAGATATGCGGCAGACGCTCCATATGAAGAAGGTACATTAGTTATGTTTGGTGGCGAAGCAGAAGTTACTTCAGCACAAGGTTATGGTTCAACTAAGATTGCAGGTGTAGTTTCTACTAAACCAGCATTCGCAATGAACGATGCGGCTGGTAATTCAGAAACTCACCCTTTCATCGCTCTACAAGGTCGTGTACCATGTAAAGTTGTTGGAACAGTTTCTAAAGGCGACATTCTAGTAGCATCTGATATTTCAGGCGTTGCAACAGTATGGACAGAAACAACTGTAGACCCTCGTATGACAGCATATGTTGGTATCGCTATTGAAGACAAAACTACAGGTGGCGAAGGCTACGTTGAAGTTAAAGTAGGTAAGTAATTACTTAAACTTTAAAGAAACAACTAAAAGGGAGCAATTATGCTCCCTTTTTTTATACATAGTTTTTTTGATTATTTGAATAATTTTTTGATAGTTGTGCAGAATGTTTTCTTACCATCTTTAGACCCTACAGGCAATGAGTTCTCCTGAATCCATTCAGGAAACTTTTCAAACAGTGTCTTCCATTGAAGCATCTCATTGTGATAATCTACAATTCTTTTTAAATGTTCGCTTGTGTTTGGATAGCCGTATTCATTCTTCAACTTATTAACTCGTTGTTTACATTCTGCTAAGTCTCTGATATCTCTATCTATTGCAGTTAGCACTTTTTCAAATGCCTCTATCTTTCTAAACTTATTGATTAGAAATGTGTGATGTTTGTTCTTTGGCTTGCCATCATATAGAAACATAATCTCTTGTAAATCATAATATAATGCTTTCACAGGATTGATACTTTCTCGGTATCTTTTTGTTATTTCTTCGATAGCAAATTCTGAACTTTCAGTAGATAAGTTTTCAAGCACACTTATAGCCAGTATGTTAATACGTTGGCTACTTGCTGATAATGCCTTTTTAGATTCTTCTTTGACTTTAGCAATTACAACATCAATTAGACGTGCTTCGGCTGTATCTAAATCTCTCTTTAGATATTCTATGTGTCCAGGACTAGAGTGTACAATGGTTCTTCTTAGACTGTCCGTAGTTCTTTCCCCTTTAAGAACTGCCTTACAATCTCTTATGAATCTCTGTTTCTCTAAGTTTATGATATGTTGATTCACTATATCTCCTCCAAACTTCTCTACAGTAGTATTTAGGATGATTTAGTGTGTCTCAAAGTGACGATTTAATACATTTTGTATTAGCCTGCAACTACACCACACAAGGCGGCACAGGACTTAAGTCTTTTGTTTCTTATATCTCTATCTTTGAATGTATCTAAGTAACCAGTTGTATATATTTCTCCATCTATTATTTGTTTTATAGATTTGTGTTGTAATGAAATATTATTTTCTCCAAAAGATTTTATAAAATTCACTAACGGACCAACCATGTCTTCAGTGCCAAACTCATCATCATACATTGCGGCATGCCAACAACACGGAAAAACTAACCCATAACTGTTTACAAAAATATGTGAACTTTTTATTGCTACACAATCTATATCACATTTGCCTAATTCTACTTCGTGTCCAGTCAACTCTCTGTCTATGTTGTTTATGTGATTTGTTCTGTCTTTACGTTTAACAGGTTCAATATTAATATAAGATTTTTCTAAATCTGATTTTATATCTGTGATATATCCAACTTTTTCTGAATCTAAGAACATTTTCTGTTGGTCATCATTGCCTAGATTTCTTTTGTCAAATTGTTTTTCAACATTCTTACTTTCAACTTCTGCTGGTGGCTTGATTGTATATTGATACTCGCCTTGTCTACCGTATACTTTCATTGATTGAATAATATTATTGTCTTTGTCTCTATTAGTAGAAAAGCCCATCGCTCTCTTGGCAAAGAACTTGGTGACTCCCATATCTTTTGCAAGTTGTCTTGCTTCTTCTACTTGATGTTCATTATGTCTAAACACAAGAAATTCCCAATGAGAATCAGCACCTGTTGAGATATATGTTTCCATTGCTAACATAATTTTATCCCAATATGTGCCTTTTCTGTATATCCAGTTTGTGTCTTCAAGACCATCAACACTGAATACAACAGTAGAATTATTGACAGAGAATATCTCTCCTAACTCACGCCAGAATGCTTCATCTCTGCCACTTGCGTTTGTGTTCATATGAAATCTTATATTTGGATTTATAGACCTAAAGTGTTTCAAAATAGGAATTAAATCTGGGTTAGTCATGGAATCTCCATAATTACCACACATCGTAATCATGTTTAAGTTTTCAATAAAGTCTTCAGAAAACCATTCTTTAACTTGCTCAGTGGTCATATATGTTTCTGTGAATGTTTTGCTCTTTATGCCACCTTCTAGTCTTCGATTACAACTCGGACATTCAGCATTACATAAACTACTAGTTTCTAAATCTAATCTTTTTATATCTTTGTAGTTTATCATTTTAAACTTTCAATGTTGATATGATATCGTTAATAATTTTTAGTTTTTTCTTTCTAAAAAGTGTACGTCTTGTACCAGGATGTAAAGGTTTTGGCACGCAGTTTGTGTCTACCCAAGCATATCCGCCAGACTCATCGTTCATTTTTGGAATGAATTCTTCTTTGACAAGAATAACAAAAGAGTAGTAACTAAAGTCACCATTTCTTGCATGATATTGGTCTAGTGGATATATCTTTACAATATCATTTTCAATATCTAATGATATTTCTTCTTGTAACTCTCGTAATAATGCTTGTGCTACATTTTCATTGTCTTCTACTTTTCCACCAAAGAAACCCCAATTTCTAGGAAATGACCCATCTATTGCTCTTTGTTGTAGAAGTATTCTATGTGTGTCTTTTGCGACTATGCATCCGCCAGCCGCCTTGAGTTTCGATTCTTTCATTATGGCGTTACTACTAGTTCCATTCTCCAATATCCAGCCTCATAAATTCCTTGGTATGTATCTGTCCATGATTTATCTTTGGCATCAAATTTAAACTGTTGTGAAGTCGTTGTGTTTGTTACGTATTCTCTAGTGTCATTAGCACTTGCGTCAAAACTCTTCACCCAATCAGTACCATTATACTCTATAATGTCATTAGTGTCAACTGCAATTCCCCACACACTGCTTTCTGTTGCAGAATCTAATGTCAAGTATCTTTGACCTAGTGCAACATTTGGAATACTGTTAAATCCTGGTCTTGCTGTTGAGGCATTGATAATTCTATCTACCGATGTTATTGTATTTGTCGGTAACGTAGCAGTGTCGATTGCGAATTCTAAAGTATTATTATCACCAGTAGTTGATAGTGTGCCGATTACGTCAGCATTCAAGTCATCTAACTCGCCATGGTATTTTAATCGAAGCCTTGAAACACCACTATCTAATGTGCCATATTCTTTAAGTACTGTTGACCAAGGAATACTAGCATCGTAATTTCCGTTTGCAAACGGAGTTGCTAAAACATTACCACCATTTTCATAAACTCTTAATGCGTAATTGCCTGGAGTTACAATTACACTTGACTGTGCGTTCAAGTCTGCAAAGAACTCAAATGCATCTGGGTCATAATCAAGTGTGTCTAAGTCTGTATAAGTGTATATGTTATTGATAATATTTCTGATAACATTTTGTCTTGTGACTTGTGCTGGTGGATTAATCCAAACTGGTATCTGAAATATCATTGTTGCAATATCAATTTGGTCTTCAATACCTGCCGGAATTCCTCTGCTTGTCCATTGTAAGTCAGTCATCTCTACAGTAGTGATTGTCGTCCAATCAATTGGATTATCATTGTGTTGTATTTCTAATGCTGGATTAAATAGCACTAAGATTTGCTCAAGTAGTTGAAGTTTTTGGTCAGTGTTTGAAGTCCAAATATCAACTTGCATATTCAGTAAGTAAGGAACTGGCATTAATCTTTTTACACTATACTTTTGTCCCTGTTCTGCGGTGTAAGAGTTTGTATTTGAGTCGAATGCTCTTTCATTAATACTCACAGCATCATTGAAGAATGGCTCTTGTAATCTCTGTCTATCAGGTTGCAAACTTTGTACCCAACAAGCAATAAATGGAGCAGATTGTACTACATTCTCTGAGTTACCCTTAAGAATAGTTGCCGCCATACGAGATACATCTCCGTATCTTGCTGGTACTCTGATATAATAATCAGTTACTCCATCGTTTTTCTTTGAGCCTGTTTTAACTGTGAAGCCACTGAACATTCTTACAAATTGTAAGATATATCTTCGAATCTGATTGTCATAGAAATGTTTTTGTGCCATATTAGTCTACCTTTGGTTTAACTGCCTTCGACAGATTTACTTTGCCAGCAAGTGTTGTGCCGTCATCTAGTGTTACTGTACCTGAGTTATTAATAAATTGATTGTGTAACGCATGTCCAACTTCCCAAGCACCATCATCGTCATTGATTCTAAACCATTTGCTATCTCTGTATTGAAATAACCTTGACGGTGAATAATCTGTTCTTAAGAAGTAAGAATCAGTACTTGGACTATCAGGAAATTCTTTACCGAAAGCCACTGTGGCGTAATCTACATCATCTGGATGATTTGATTGTGTTGCATACATTAAGTTATTAGTTCTATAGTCCCAGTATTTTCCAGGAACATTATCTTGTGCTTCTTGTACAACAGCATCAGTAATTTGTAGTTCTTTGTTGTACGTAGATAGAATATTCTTCAAGTCGGATGCTTCTTCACCAGTACCAAGAATATCTTTGTACTCTTGTGTATCTTGTAATTGTTTGCAACGAACACGCCAAATATGTGGCCACCAACCTGGGTCAAAGCCACTCGAATCTTTCGATGCTTCTTGTACTACCCAATATTGATTTACTGCATCTGGGTCTTCGCCATCGTTGCCTTCTAACATCATGTCTTCTCTCATGTGAGGCAATTCGATTACATCGCCAGTCATAATTTTGCGACCTAGTTGATTGACCATCTCGTTCAAATGGAGAGTGAACACTTGTTGGTCATTACCTAAGAACATACCGAACTGTGATAATTCAAAGTCTTGGTCAGATACTGTATATACGCCTCTAAGGTCATACACATCTGTGTCGTACTTTCTATCTCTGTTCTCTAAAAATAGTAAATCTTGTATTGCCGGTTTGGCAGGGTCAAAATCAGCATCAGTCTTATCTTGTGAGCCGATATACTTATGAATTAAAAGTGACGTACCGCCATGGTCAAAATGTGCTTTGACAGTTTTATCAATAAATTTGTAATCGTTACCCTTTTTAGGATTCCATAGGCTAAGTCTTGCCATAACTATTTTTCTCCATAATTTGACTTCTTACTGTATTTATCATATAATATAGTAATATAATTTCAAAATTATAAATAAAGTTTTAAGAAGGTACAATAATATGTTAATAGATGAAAATCAAGGATACTTGTCAATAAAAGAATTGCTATCACCATTTGCAGTGAGACAATTCAAATTGTGGGCAATGAACCCAGAGAATATACATCGTGGAAACGCTGTAAATGGGGAATACTACGGGAAACATCGTAAAGGTAGAGAATATAACATCTGCTGGAGTAAACAGCCACCAAGAGAAATGTGGGACCCCATAGTAGACAAATTAACTAGTCCTCTAAACGCAATGTTTAAAGGCAAACAATGGGATATGCATATCGTTGATACAATAACGACAAGACCAGGACAGTCTAAGATTAGGGCACATGTTGATACTCCTTATAGATTTGAAGATTTTGCTAGGTCAACAAATGATGAGTTATTTGGTGTACAAATTATTGTTCCGTTAGACAACTTCACAATAGAGAACGGTGCAACATGTATTCTTCCTGGTTCACATAAAGATAGATTTTATTACCAAGATATACAAGACAACCAAGAAGAATATAATGACTTACTTACATCTAAAGGTTTTCAATTTGTGTCAAAAGCGGGCGATGCCTTGATTTATAATTCGAGGACATTACACAGTACTATGCCAAATAATAGTGACCATTTTAGAAGTGCATTGCTAATGAATGCACTAGATGTCAACATAATTGAACGAATCAGAGAAATAGATTACAATACAAAAACTGCAAGAAAAAAGAAAAAATGACGGAAAACTTGACAAACTACTGCATTCGGTGTATAGTATTCTTAAATGTTGATATATAAAAGTAAATGAAGAGGGCAATGTGGCTATAAAAACAATGAAAAAGAAGAACAAAAAAGCAAATATTCTTTCAGATGAGTCTATTACAGGACTAGAGCCTGATTGGAAAGGCTCAGACACTTGGACCGCAGAAAAATATTATAGAGAACGTGCAAGAACTCCATATTATTATAGTTACTATTACAAATCTAAAGATTTTGTTCCTTGGGTAGTCCAATACATGAAAGACAATGGCTACTCTAAAGAAGATATCAAATCATATAAGGCAGCCGAAGACTGGAGAACTAAAAGTACTCTTGCAGGATATGTGAGAGCATTATCAAAGGGTATGCCAGAGAATCATGCTGGTATTCCTGAATACTTAGATACATTAGAAGGTATTACAGCAACATCTTTGTGTGATATTACTGATTCTGTCAAAGGACAAATAGAAGAGGTTATTTCTTTTGGCAAGATAATCAAAGAAGAAAAGAAAGAAGAAGAACAAGAAAAAGTTAATACGTATAAACCATCCATTCAACAACTTCTATTCAATAAGTCTTTAGAAATGTCAGAAGAGATAGATGAATATATTGAAGAGTTTGATGGTTCTTCATCGATGTTGACTACCTTTGACCCACAACGAATGCTTTTAATTGTTGGCGCAAAACCAAATCATGCTAAAATAATAGCATCATTATATCAGCCAACCTTTGACGATTTCTCAGAACTTGTAAATCCTCCTAGTACTAAAGGTATGTCAGAGTTTGATAAAGATATGCATGAGCAACTTAAAGAAGGTTATTCACATCTATCTAAAAGTGTAATAAAGAATCAGTTTAAGATGTACAAATCTATTATGGATGCTTGTGACAACATTGTATTAAAGGGCAAAGTGACAAGGAAGCCTCGTAAGAAGAAGCCAGTCAGTGCTGAAAAACAAGTCAGTAAGTTTAAATATTTAGACCATCATCCAGAAACTAAGTCAATTAGTGTGAACCCAGCAGAAATAGTTGGAGCCAATAGTATCATAGTATACAATTCTAAGACAAGAAAACTTGGAGTATACCATGCTCAAAATGTTGACCCTACGGGACTAAAGAGAGACGGATCTGGTCTAAGTGTAAAAGGAACGACTATTCAAGGTTTTAACCCAACCACGAGCGTCCAGAAGACACTACGTAAGCCAATCGAACAACTAGCAAAGTTCAAAAAGATAGCAAAACGTTCATTTCAGAAACAGTTTGATGAAATAAACAGTGTTGAAATCAAAATGAACGGCAGATTTAACGACCACAGTTTGATTATAAAAGTTTTTTGATAAATACTGTTAACAGTGATACATGTTAATGATATTTGAGGTCAAGAAATGGCAAAACAACGCAATAAAATAAAAAATGATGTAATTAGACAGATTAGACTATTACTCGGTGACGGTATGGTCGATATCGAATTGGATCCAGAACATTATGACCTTGCTATCGATATTGCAGTAGATAAGATTAGACAACGTTCAGAAGCGGCAGTAGAAGAAGATTTTTACACTATTGAACTAAAGAAAGATGTCGATGAATACAGACTTCCAGCAGAGATAACAGAAGTTAAAAAGATACATCATCGTTCTTTCGGTCATGGCATATCTGCCGGCGTAGACATGGATCCATTTGAATTAGCATATGCAAATTCATATTTCTTTATGAATAATCATGTTGGTGGTATATCAACATACGAACTATTCTCTCAGTACCGTGAAACATTAGGCAGAGTTGCGGCTACTGATATTCAATTTATTTGGAATGCAACTACTCATAAGTTAAAACTTTTAAGAAAAATGAGAGCGGACGAAATGGTATTACTTCATGTTTACTTAGAGCGTTCTGACGACCAACTACTAAAAGACCCATACTTAAAATCATGGATGAGAGATTACTCATTGGCATATTGTAAGAAAATGATTGGCGAGGCTCGTTCTAAATTCTCTTCACTTCCAGGCGCACAGGGTGGAGTTACACTAAACGGTGACGTTCTAAAACAAGATGCTACGGCAGAAATAGAAAAGTTAGAAACAGAGTTGAAACTTTACATTGATGGTTCAGCACCGCTAGGTGTTATGATTGGCTAATTGTGGCTTTTCATCCAAAGAACAATAAAAGTCCTTGTGTAAGTATTTGCAAATACAATGATAAAAACTTTTGTGTTGGCTGTAAACGCCATATGAACGAAATCTTTGATTGGTTGGATTATTCTGATGAAATGAAAGATTCTATCTTAGAAGATATAAAAACCAGAGATATAAATTCAGAAAACGGTTGACATTCAGTATCTTTGGTTGTATAATAATATTATCGAAACTGAAAAAAGAAATCAAATGATAATAGGTATCACAGGACTAATAGGCTCAGGCAAAGGCACTGTAGCAGACATTCTAGTTGAAGAACATAACTTCATAAAACTTTCATTCGCAGATAAACTCAAAGATGGTGTTGCAACTGTATACGGTTGGGACCGTGCTATGTTAGAAGGCGACACTGTAGAAAGTAGAGAGTGGCGTGAAACTGTTGATGAGTTTTGGACTAATGAAACAGGTAGAGAGATTACTCCTAGACTTGTACTGCAAGAGTTCGGCACTGACTGTATGCGTAATGGTTTCTACGATGGTATCTGGGTTAGTCTAGTTAAGCAAGAAATAATTAATAATCCTGAAAATAATTATATCATACCTGATGTACGATTTGCTAATGAGATAAAAATCATTAAAGATTTGGGTGGCGAAGTTTGGAATGTTAGACGAGGCGAACTACCAGATTGGTGGGGAGTTGCAATATTAGACAATAAAACAAATTCAAACTTAATGAGAACTTCATATCCTGATGTTCATCAAAGTGAATGGAGATGGATAGGAACTAACGACACATTCAATCACATCATCTATAACGATGGCGACACAATAGACACATTATATAGTAAAGTTTCGAGTGTGTTGTCTACGTAGTTAACCCCAAAAGCAGTGTTTTTTCATGTTTTTGACTAAATACATGTAGCGAAATATATTTAACAGTCAAACCAAACAGGAGAAAATACTATGGCTACATTAGTATCACCAGGAGTTGCAGTAACCGTAACAGATGAATCGCAATATGCGGCGGCTACACAAGGTACACTTCCATTATTAGTTATTGCTACGGCAAGTAACAAAGCAGATGCCTCGGGTAGTGCAACAGCGACTGGTACAAAGCCAGCAAACGCAGGAATTGCCTACTTAGTATCATCACAGAGAGAATTAGTTGAAACATTCGGCGAACCAAAATTTTACGAAGTTGGCGGTTCAGTTGTACAAGGTTCAGAAACAAGTGAATACGGCTTATTAGCGGCATACCAATATCTAGGCGTTTCAAACAATGCATACGTTATTCGTGCAGACGTTGACTTAGCAGAATTAGAAGCATCAAGTACAGCACCAGCCGGCGTTATCACTAACGGTACACACTGGCATAACACATCAAAAACAAAATTCGGATTATTTGTACATGATGGTACAGATTGGAAAGCAAAATCAATTGCTGTTTTAGACGATGCTCCAGGAACAGGAAACGTAGATGCACTTTCAGGTGAACACGCTCAACCATTAAACACATTCGGTCAAGCAGGCGACTTCGCAGTTGTAACATCTACTGCTAAAGTTTCATACTTTGAAAAAGTTGGCTCATCATGGGTTTTAGCAGGTGACACTGGTTCAGCAGATTTTCAATTCTCAATGTTTGCTCCATCAACAAAATCAGGTGGCGGTGCATTAGCATCAGGCGATGCTTATGTTCGTTTAGCGACAGCCGGTTCTGGTTTAGATGTAGACTTAAATGTTTATAACACTACTTCTGGTTTATTCTCAGCACTATCGGCACCAGTTTATGCTAATGACGATTTAGCATCAGCAGTGTCAACAAATGCTGGTAGTATTTACACACAGTATAATACTAGAGCAGATGGTTTTGGTTACTTTCAACTAAGACGCCATACAGGTGCTACAACATCAGTTGTTACATCAGGCGCAGTACCTAGCACATCATCCATCACTGCAACTTTTACAGTAGACGGTGTTACATGTGGACCATATACTAATTCCTCATTAGACGCAATTGTAACAAACTTACAATCAAAATCTGCCTTAAACACAGCAAACGTTAAAGTTGAGAAAATCGGAACAGATAAAATTCGTTTCACTAAGACAGATGGTCAAATATTACCAATAGTATTTTCAGTAGGTCATGTTGCAATGGGCTTTGCAAGTACTCCTCAAGTTGCATCAGTTTGGGAACCATTATCTTACCAATCAAGTGCTACACAAATTACAGGCACAATTGCAGAAGGTACACATTGGTATAGTGCAGACCTTAAGATGGAAATTATGAAGAACGTCAACAATGGCGGTACAATGGAATGGCAGAAATACGCATGGTCAGAAGACACAGATGGTTTAGCACCAAGCGAATTACAATTAGTTTCAGGCGCTCCAACAAAACGTAAAGACGGAACATCGGCTCTAGTAGCAGGTGATATCTGGGTAGACGGTGACGCAGTTCCATACGCAACAGTATATCGTTGGTCAGGTACAGCATGGGTCAAATTAGACAATGCAGACCAATCATCTACAGCAGGAATGGTATTCAGTCATTACTCATATGACGCTCCATACACAGCGGCAGGTGCCGCGGCTTCCAGAACAGCACATGCAGATACAGCCAATCCAGATTTACATCCAGAAGGAATTCTGATGATTAACATGGACTATTCTACTTATAACGTTAAGAAATACACTGGCGGTAAGTGGGTTTGGGCATCAGGTACAAACACAGATGGTTCAGGCAAGTTCGGACCAGAGGCTCAAAGAGCAATTGTTGTAGAAGCAATGCAGGCTTCACTATCAAGCAATACTGGAATTCGTTCAGAATCAGTATACTTCAATCTAATCGCCGCTCCAGGATACTATGAGTTGATGGACGAAATGATTACATTAAACAAAGATAAAAAAGAAATCGCATTCGTAATCGGTGATTGCCCAATGACATTGAAATCAGATTCAACTTCATTGAAAGCATGGGCTGATACATATGTTCCAGCAGAGACTTATGCGGCAATCTATTATCCACATGGTTACTCAAGTGACTTGTCAGGTAACAACGTAGTTGTTCCATCATCGGCAATCGCATTAAGAACTATCGCATTCTCAGACCAAGTATCATTCCCATGGTTCGCACCAGCAGGCTTGACACGTGGTGTAGTTTCTAACGCAACGCAAGTTGGTTATGTAAACGCAGAAGATGAGTTTGTTAAAGTTCAATTGAGTGAAGGTCAGCGTGATACATTATACAACGGACGTATGAACCCAATCGCAGACTTCCCAGCACAAGGAATGGCAGTGTTCGGTCAGAAGACAACACAAGCAACTTCAAGTGCATTGGATAGAATCAATGTTGCACGTCTAGTTAACCACATGCGTTACAACTTAGACCAGTTATCTCGTTCATTCTTATTCGAACAAAACGATAAGATTACAAGAGACAACATGAGAGATGCAGTAGAACGTTTCTGTGGTAACCTTGTTACTGAAAGAGGTTTATTTGACTTCTTAGTAGTGTGTGACGAATCAAACAACACACCAGCAAGAATTGATAGAAATGAATTATGGGTAGATGTTGCAATTCAGCCAGCAAAAACTGTTGAATTTATCTACATTCCATTAAGAATTCGCAACACAGGCGAATCATTAGCATAATAAACGACTAGAGAGTTTAGTTTAAAACCCCTCATCAGTGAGGGGTTTTTTATGGGCGCCCTTAACGTATCTGATAAATACTGATATGAGAATAAATCAGGTCATATTACATGAAGAGGCACTAGACGTAAAGTCTGTGATAACTTCGTCTATTAAAAAACTAGATAAAGTTTTTAAGAGTAACAACTATGAATTGAGAATAGTTGGTGGTGCAGTACGTGACCTTGCATTAGATAAAACACCAAAAGATATTGATTTGGCAACAGATGCAACACCAGATGAAATGATGGAGATACTTGATAAATCAGGCATTAGACACATACCTTCAGGTTTAGAACATGGTACTATTACTGCAATCTTAGATAATGAACCATTTGAAATCACAACACTAAGAGCAGACAAAGAAACAGACGGCAGACATGCTGAAGTTGAGTTTGTTAAGAGTTGGGAAGAGGATGCTAAACGCAGAGACTTAACATATAATGCTATGAGCATGGATATGGAAGGTAATGTATTTGATTACTTTGGTGGCATGGATGACTTACAAGATAAAGTCAGTAAGTTTGTCGGTGACCCAGAAGAAAGAATTACAGAAGACTATCTAAGAATATTAAGATACTTTAGATTTCAAGGTAGACTTTCGACACCTACGTGGGATAAAGATACACTAAAAGCAATTAGTTCAAATTCAGAAGGTTTGAAAAAGATAAGTGCTGAAAGAGTGTGGCAAGAAATGGGCAAAGTCCTTTCTGGTAACAACGTTGCGAATATATTAGATTATATGGCTAAGACTGGTGTTAGTAAAGTTATAGGATTATCAACTAATGACTTGAACAAAGTAAAAGATAATGGCAATTCTATTGTTGCTTTGGCACAGACTGGTAATACAATAGATATAGCAAAGCGTTGGAAACTAAGTAAAGTTCAAGCAACTATGTTAGACTTTCTAGTTAAGAATAAGAACAATACACTTGACCAAAAGAAAGTAGAAGATATGATTGCTGATGGAGTTGATAAAGAGTTGATATCAGCACTGGCAACATTACAGGGTAAAGAAGTAAACATAGACGCAGAAGTTCCAAACTTTCCGATAACAGGTGCTGACTTGATTGCTAAAGGCATGAAACCAGGACCAGAAATTGGTGCTAAACTTGGACAATTAAAACAGAAGTGGAAAGATAGCAACTTTAAATCAACTAAAGATGAATTGTTAAAAGAGAATTCAGACTTATCTACTCAAAGAGGCAGATTAGAATACTATCTAAAGAAACCAGTTGAAGATGGAATGTTAGTTCATCTATCGGGTTTAGGAAAGTTTCACAAAGGTGATGATACTCTAGCAGACATAGTACCAGAAAGAAATGGTATGTATGCATTACATCCTGACAAATGGGAAAGCACATTCTACAGCCTAACAAACAAAGATTTCAAAAAGATTGTTCACTATAAACCAACATTAATAAAAGCACCAACAGATATGATTGTTGCTGATATGGCTATTGCAAATAGATTTTATAGAACAGATAATCCAGAAGAACAAGAACAACTTGCTAAAGAATACAAAGATAGTATAGGTAAAGATATATCTAGTATGAAGATGCCAGAAGTTATTATATCTACGAATGAGTCATTAACTGAAGCAGTGCATAGATTTATGACAGGACACGGCGTAACCTTTGCTGGTAAGAAACATGATGAGATAGAGATTGAAGTGACTGGCACTGATAATGTGAATAAGAAATATATGGTCACAATACTTGCACCAAAAGAACTATTTGGTAAACAAACTCAAATCTCTTCTAAGTATATGAATAGAGGACCATGGACTAAAACAAAAGTAGATAATGTATTTGGAGGCGAATGATGAAACTTACTGAAAAGCAGTTTAAACATTATATTGAGAAATATAAAGAACACGAAGCAAACAGAACAAGTACTAATGAAAGAAATAGATACTGGAAAGAGTATTTTACTCCATCCAGAACAGAGACTAGTTTTAATATGAACAAATTTTAAATATGAATACTAAAACATTAGAATTACTTTTAGCAAACTATAAAGCAATTTACAGTCAAATGAAATTGCCGTGTGCTGAAAAAGAGCGATTTGAGAAATTGATTGCTAAAGTAGAAGAAGAATTACAAACAAAAAGTACTATAGTACCAGACCCAGACATTATATACTCAAACGAATGGTGTTCATGTGGACATAAAATCATAGATTGTGATTGCAAACCAGGTTGTGAATGTGGTTGTAATAAGAAATTCTTGGGTGCATATTAACTTACGACTTAATTTTTACTAAAATAGATAAATACTAGTGTTAAACCATAGTTCACAACACTATTATAGGAGATAAAGAAAATGGCAAGAACGTTAGACACATTTGGTGTACCTACTGATTCAGGCAATGGAGCCTCAACGAGTGGTATTTTACAACCAAAACTTAACTATAGATTCCGTGTAGTAGTTGCTGGTTTTGGTGGTGTAGGTGTAAGCACACAAGAATTTACGAGACAGGTTATGAATGTATCCCGTCCAAAAGTTTCACATGAGTCAATTCCATTAGATTCATACAACTCACGTATGTATGTTATGGGTAAGCACACATGGGAACCGATTACAATTACTTTACGTGATGATATCGCAAACAATTTGACTAGATTAGTTGGTCGTCAAGTACAGACACAATTAGACCATAGAACTCAAAGAGGTCCTTCAGCAGGTACTAACTATAAGTTTTCAACATTGATTGAAATCTTAGATGGTAACTCAGGTAATGCGACTGAAACTTGGGAACTAGAGGGCTGTTTTGTTACTAATGCAGACTATTCACAAACTGATTATGCGGTTTCAGACCCAGTTACAATCACATTGACACTACAGTATGATAATGCTATGTTGAATGATGATTTGATGCCTGAGATTCCATTCCAAAACAATTCATCTTCAGCAGGTTAATAGAGGCGCAAGCCAATGGCTGATGAAAGACAAAGTGCTAAGAACACTACAGGAAGAGTTTTAGCGGACAGTGCTAACGCAAAACATAGATTTGGTTTTGCGGGCGCTGGCAATCGTACTCTTGGTGGTACAGCACCAAAACTTTCGGATTTATTCTTTTTAGAATTCACCACAGTTACTGAAGGTAGTTCACAGATACTACCAGACGTATCTGTGTTGGCAAAATCGGTATCTCCAATTTCAATTCAAACATCTAGTATGCCCGTTGACCAATACGGTAAACGAATTTATATTCCAACACGTGTTGACTTTCCAGAAGTAAGTCTTACGATGTATGATTCAATTGATGGTAAAGCATTTGATGTCGCCAGTCAAATATATGGTAAGTTCTTTAAGAACCAATCAGCAGAAGTAACTGGCGCAACAGCAGAAGAAGTTATCACAAGCAACAATAGACATGGTAGAAAGTTACCAAGTAATGAACATGACTACTATCATCAGCATTTTGAAAAGGTAACAATATATCATTTCTTTGGTAACCTTGATTCTGCTAATGACTCTGGCATGGAACAATCAATTGCAGGAAATACTGGTCAAGGAACAATTCAAAAAATTGAATTAATAAATCCTCTAGTTACTGGTATGGTGTTTTCGGGTAGTGACTATAGTGTTGCTGAATTGAGAACGTTAGACCTAACACTTCAGCCAGAAAATATAATATTAGGAAAACCAGAAGAAGGCGTAACATTCCCAGATTGGATGACGCAAGGTATGAATTATATAATGGACACATTAGTCTATGAGCCTAGAACAGCAGTTTATACCTATCCTACAGAACAAGAAGCAAGAGATAAATTTGCAGGAACTGAAGAAGAGATTGCTAGAAAAGAAGCAATCATAGATGAAGCGAATGATAGAGATACAAACTTTAAACTTAATGAGTTGATGCAATTATATAATGCTCAACTACAAAATCCTAATGAACAAGGTAACGAAGCATTAGAGATGGCTTTAAAATCTCGTATTGGTACATTAGATGCCGCAAGAGCGAACAAGTTCAACAAAACGGGAAAAGATGATTTTAACGCTAGAGATGAATCTACTTATAAATCAGTATATCTAAATCCTGATGTGCCAACATTTGGCGGTGTTGGAAGTAGTAATCCACCTAACACTCAGTTTGTTCCATATTCTCCTGATTTAGGCGATGCAATGGTACAAGAGTTGGTAAGTGCAACATTTGGAAATCGTAGTTTTAATTCAAATAATGTTTTTGACTTTAAAAACCAAATGAGAGGCCTTGCAAATGAAGTTCAGTCAGCAATGACAAGTAACTTATCAAGTAACTACTTGACAGTAGATGGACAAAGAGTTTTAGATGCGGCAATTAATGCTAACAAAGGTGCTTTCATAACAAGTACACCAGCAATCAACCCTGCTACAAACACAGATAGAAAAGTTATTAACACAGGAAATCACACAGGTGTTAGTAAACAAATCGTAAATAGAAAACTATTTGATTAATAAGAGATAGACATGAAATTAGATATATTAACAGCAAAATTATTAAAGAAAGGCTTCGCACAAGAAAAAGCAGAAGCGTATGCTGTGGAAATTACAAAAATAGCAAGAATGTACGGTGTAAACTCATACGATTTCATAGACGAACTCTCAGAAGAATCTGATTTCACAGAATTAGGTGCAGTCATCTTTAATAATGCTTTGCGATTTGGTTACAAGACGGGCAAACTTGCTCCTCGTTCTCCAAACACTTATGTCGCAAGGGCAATTATTAAATAATGGCAAAATTTCACAAAGGCAAATACACAGTAATAAACGAAGAAAAATACTCAGGAAATGGTTCACCCGTTTTTAGAAGTAGTTGGGAACAAACGTTTATGCAATTCTGTGACAATAATCCAAATGTTATGGCATGGGCAAGTGAACCGGTCAGAATAACATACAAACATCCTTTAACTGGCAAACTAACATCATATGTTCCTGACTTTGTAGTTGTATACAGAGATTCGAATGGTAAAAAGAACGCAGAGTTAATTGAAATAAAACCTGCTAATCAATCTAATCCTAAATTTGCACGTGGTAGGGCACAACAGGCACAAGTAGCAATAAATTATGCTAAGTGGGATGCCGCTACACATTGGGCAAAAAAACGAGGCATGAAGTTTAGAGTTCTTAATGAGGGTGATATCTACTCTAATACTAAGAAACCTAAAGCAGTCAAAAAACCTAAGAAACCAATTAAACCAAGATAACACACCTTAGGACCGATATAAGTTACTTATATCTAAGGTGAGGATGCCGTTATCCATTAGTTGTATCGCTACTATGACTACAAAAAACGGCAACTTTATTTTTGATAAATACGAATATAATTAATTAAGAGTGTGTATTATGACAAAGAAACTAGAAGAAACATTCAATATAAGTCCAGCAGAAGAAGAACCTGTTGAAGAAGTAGAAGAAGAAACTCCTACAATTGAAGAATCTACAGAATTAACTAATATTCTCTATTCAGAGTTAAAAACTACTGAAAAGATTGACAGTGCATTGCCACTTGTACAAGACCTTAATCAACATGATAAGGAGATGGATGATATTCATCAAAAGGCATTAGATGCATTTAACGATTTAGTTCAACTAGGAATGAATGTAGAAGTACATGCGGGTGCTAAGTTACTAGAAACAGCAAATCAGATGCTAAAAACGGCTATGGAAGCAAAAGATAGTAAAGTTGATAGAAAACTGAAGATGATTAATCTTCAATTACAAAAAGCCAAGTTGGACCATAACGTTAAGAAGTCATTACCAGAGGGTTCAGAACTAGAAAGTGACGGAGCAATCACAATTGACCGAAATGAACTATTAAAACGCATTGACAATGCCCAAAAAGACATTAAAAATGATAAATAAGAATAGAACAATTATACTTTAAAACATATTTGGAAAGCGTTATGAAAACATTTAAACAATATTTAACAGAGTCCACTAAAGAACACAAATTTACATTAAGATTCTGTTGCGACTTAGATGAAGCAGGTGCAAATCGTATTGAGACATTCTTGTCAAAATATGACCTTAAGTCGATGTCAAAAACATCTACTACACCAATCACTAAGAACCCAATGTTTTTCAAAGACGTAGAGAATTCAAAAGTCTCAAAAGTCGATATAGCAACTGGCTATCCATTATCAGCAGACATTTTAAGACAACAACTAAGTGATTTACTTGGTATGCATCTTACACACGTTGCTGTTCATCCTGAAGGATGGGAACCAGAAGAAGAGGTTGTTGACGAAGATAAAGAGGCATTATTGGCATCAGATTATGATGAAACATCAGACGATGGCAAGACATATGGTAAAACTTTTGTAGATAAGTTTTTAAATGATTTAGAGAAAAAAGAGCATGATGTTGTAGAGAACGAATTAAGTGTAACACCTGCAACTGACCCTGCGCCAGAGCAAATGTCGAAAGATGAGAAATCTACTCCATCTGTCATAACAGGAGACGAAAATGACTAAGAAATATACCTTAACAACATCAGAGGAAACTGTTACAGAAAATCCAGAAGATATCATCAGATTAATGAAACTAGCAGGTCTTTCTAATGCACAAGCAGTTGCTGAAGAAGAAGTAAACGAAGAAGTTTATGAGCCTACTGAAGCAAATGACGAATTGGACTTAGATGATTACTCTAAGAAATCTCCAGAAAGCATTTCTAAACAGAAGAAAAGTTTAGACAAAGCACCTTCAAAAGGTGACAATCCATTAGAATATTCATTAGACGAAAACGAAATCTATGAAGCGATGATGAAAGAGTTCAACGAAATCGAAGAAGGTAAACTTCCACCTGGATTACAAGCATATCAGGATAAGAAGAATGGCAAAAAAGATGAAGCAGTTGAAGAAACAGTTGAAGAAACAGTTGAAGAAACAGATGAGCCAATTGAAGAATCAAAAGTTTATAAAATCCGTGATAAATCACGTGGACATGGCGTAGCAGATGAAACATATAAATCACGTGAAGAAGCAAAGTATGCCGCAGTAATGAAAGGTGCGTCATCAGGTAGCGAATGGGAAGTTATTGAAGAATCAAAGCCAGACTTTTTAGATTTAGATAAAGATGGCGACAAAGAAGAGTCAATGAAAAAAGCGGCTAAAGATAAAAAAGAAAAAGCCGATGAGTCATTAGACGAAGCAACAGAAGGTTGTGCTGATTGTGAATGGATAAAAGACGAAACAGACGGCGACATTGATACATGTGATGAATGTGCGGCAGAAAAGAATGAATCTGTTGTTACTGAAGATAAATCAGTTTGGGCAGATTTCAAAAAAGCATACGAAACAATGGATTTAGAATCTGAAGATAGAATGTTTTTTAGTATGAAAAATTGGTCAGGACATCGTTTTGAAATTCAAAGTGATATTGAAGGCGAAAACGGAACAGTAGTTCTAGGCATGCATGTAGCAGACGAAGATGGCGAGCCTGATTTTCTTCAAAATAGAAAGTTTGCATTAAGCGACATTGAAGCAAATATTACTGGTGCTGGTTGGTATGCAGATGGCGGAACTGTACTTAAGACAACTATTGGTGACTTCGAAGGAATGGATATGGAAGAAGAAGAGGTTACTGAGCCAAATGAATCTTCAGATATGGACAGACTTAAAAAATTGTCAGGTATGTAATAACATATAAAAATTTAAATAAAGAAAGTCTCCTCAGTGAGACTTTTTTTATGGGCGCCCATTAAAAAACCCGACATAAAGCCGGGTTCTCTAAAATATTTCAGAGTAGATTAGTAACCGTAAGTTTCGTCATTGTTTCTGATAACAGAAGACGCTGTATCTGTAATAGCACCAAAGTCCTGTGTGTCAACTTTAACACCAGTAATTGCTCCTAATTCAGTATAGCCACGTGTTCTACCAGTTGAACCTAACGCCGCAGAAGTATGTCCTGCACCTCTAGTTGGTAAATCATCACCGCTTGATGTAATTGAACCAAAGTCAGCCATCTCTCTTAAATCGATAGTACGTCTAACTTTGACCTTACGCATTCCAGCGACTGCTCTTAAACCTCTATATCTTGCCATTTTTATTTCTCCCATGTAATGATGTCGAAGGTGGGAATCCCCCAATCATCAATAGTATTTATCACATATGCCACATTATTAAGTTCTAACGAATGATAAATACTATTATAATTAAGTGAGTATTTAATGGCAGATTTAACTAAAAAACCATACGCAAAGACACAATTTAGTAATGCACAACTATTAGAATTCAGTAAGTGCATGAATGACCCATTCTATTTTCTGAATCATTACTTTATGATTCAGCATCCTACGGCAGGTCAAATGTTGTATAAAGCATATGAGTACCAAACTGAATTAACAAATTCATATCACAATTATAGATTTTCTATATCTATGTTGGGCAGACAGATGGGCAAGTCAACAACTGCGGCTGGTTATCTGTTATGGTATGCAATGTTCAATCCAGACCAAACAATTCTTATTGCGGCACACAAATATTCTGGTGCCCAAGAGATTATGCACAGAATTAGATATGCATATGAGATGTGTCCAGATTTTATTCGTGCTGGTGTAACAAACTATAACAAAGGTAGTATTGAATTTGATAATGGTTCTCGTATCATTGCTCAAGCAACAACAGAAAATACTGGTCGTGGTCTTTCAATCTCTTTACTATACGCAGATGAGTTTGCATTCGTGCGACCAACAATTGCGAAAGAGTTTTGGACTTCTATATCTCCAACACTAGCAACAGGTGGTAAAGCGATTATCACATCAACACCAAATAACGATGATGACCAGTTTGCTATGATTTGGTCAGGTGCTAACAAAAGACTAGATGACTACGGAAATGAAACAGATGTGGGTATAAATGGTTTCAAACCATACAAAGCATTGTGGAATCAACATCCAGACAGAGATAAACAGTGGTCAGTTGAAGAAGAAGCACGTGTTGGTAAAGAACGTTTCTTAAGAGAACATGAATGTCAGTTTATTGCTTATGATGAAACACTAGTAGATAGTCTGAAGTTAGCAGGAATTAAAGGCAGAGAACCAATCCTGAGAACAGGACAGATTAGATGGTATGAGAATATAAACAAAGATGCTACATATGTTATTGGTTTAGACCCATCAATGGGAACAGGTGGAGATAATGCCGCTATTCAAGTATGGGCATTGCCAGAACTAGTGCAAGTTGCAGAATGGCAGAATAACAGAACAGATGTGAGAGGGCAAGTACAGACGATGCACACTGTTCTTACTATCATTAAAGATGAGATGAGAGAACTAGGAAATACTAGTCCTGATATTTATTGGTCAGTAGAGAATAACTCATTGGGTGAAGCCGCTCTTATCGTTATTGAAGAAATGGAAGAAGACAGATTTCCTGGCACATTCTTACATGAACCTAAGAAGAAAGGTAGACAACGAGTTTCCAGAAAAGGTTTCACTACAACTTATAAAACAAAAATTACGGCTTGTATGAAGATGAAATCTTGGCTTGAAAGTGATAAGATGGTGCCAACAAGTAAGAACTTCATAAGAGAGTTGAAAACATTCATAGCAAAGGGTAAAAGTTATGAAGCAAAAACGGGCGAAACAGACGATTTAGTTTCAGCAACCCTTTTATGTGTTCGTCAAATACAATTCATCTCACGGTTTGAAGAGGGCTATGAAGAGATGCTTGGTGAGAGTTTAGATGGTGAAGCAGAATATAACGAGCCGCTTCCTATCATATTTTGATAAATACATAAAACAAGTTCGGAAATATAATTATGGCAATAAATTTAAATGACATATCAACAAAAGTGATGAAACTGATGCAGGGCAGTGGACACGCAATGAAAATGTTCGATGCTACTAGTGGCAAGAGCGTTGCGACACCTGACGAGGCACGTTTCTTTTACGTTAAAGAACCAAATATGATGGTTCATATCGATGGAAACACTAAGGAACTAAAGTTTCATATTGGTGAAGATATTGACATAGATAACGAACAAATACATAATATGATGAACCAACTGAAATCTTTAGCAAGAACTAACATGCTAGACTTTGATATTCGTTCATTTGGAAAACATATAGAACCTAAGAATTATGCATATAAGGTTAAACAAAATAAGGAGAATACCATGAATGACCAAGTCAATGAAGGCATGGGCCCGTTGTCTGGGTCGTCACGTACTAGCCGTCAAACATTAGAAAATGTAAAACTAATATTAAAACATAGAGCGCCAGTAAACGAAGAATCTCGTGGCTCTCGTTCTCGTAATATCTCAGCAATCTTTGTTGAGACAGGTGAAGGCGAACGTTTTAAATATCCATTTATTCACTTAAATGGTGCAAGAGCAATGGCAAGACACGTTGCATCTGGTGGCGAAACACATGATATGGTAGGCGAAGCAATCATTGAGATGTCTGATAACTTATCAAGGCTAAAAGAATTTATGAATGTTGTAAACAAGCAAGGTCTTGTAAATGAAACTAACCGTGCTGATGTTTGGAATGTGAAACGTAGCGTTATGGCTATCAAAGAAAAGATACAAAGAATTCAAGGACCAAAAGGTTATGCTAGTTTTGTAGAAGACATGGCTCTTAACGGCACTAAAGCACAAGAAGAAATGTCAGAAGAAATGGTAGATGCATATGTAAAGAAATTTACAAAGTCTACATTTGAAGAAAATTTAAAAGACATTTTTCCATTACTACATAAAGTAAGTGAAGAAGAAATGGAAAATCGTAGAGATAATCAAACTAATAGAGTTATAGAAATTATGACTGCAAAAGTCAAAAAGACTGGCGAAAAAATAAACACAATTACTTTTGGTGCGCCAAGTTCTGACAATTATGACTACTCAAAAATCAAAAATCAATTTGCTGAACCACGCAATCCAGAAGAAGCGGCTCAGATTAAGATTAATAAGATTGCGATGACATTTGATGACCTTGCTGACAGAGTTCAAGTAGATACGTTGTTAGACAAGAAAGGCAAAAAGAAAGGTCACGATTTAGCGGCAGAGATTTCTTTTTTCTTAACTGATATTGCTAACGAAATTCGTTCAAACCCAAGAGGTATGGACAAAAAAGATATGCAAGTAGCAGGTGCTTTAATGAAGATGTCCAAATCAAAAGTAGAAACTGTAGAGCCAAAATCAGCAGACGTACAAATATCTGAAATGCTTGAAGAAGCATTCTCAAAATTCGACCCAGACAGAGTGCTTAAAGAAAATTAATTTTCTACTTGACATTCATAGTCTATCTATGCTATAATCAAAGAGAGTGTTAAAACTCTCTTTTTTTATGCTTAAAAACCATTCAAAAAGATTGATTTAGTGCTTGACTTTAGGAATAAAGATAAGTATAATAGTATCATTAGTAGAAATATGTATGGTACATAAAAACTAATATAAAACTAATAGTAAGAAAACAACTAATAAAGGCTAATATAGGAGAAAATAATGGCTACACTAGCAGAAATCCGTGCAAAACTTCTTGCACAAGATAACAAAGCATCAGATAATGCATCCTCAAACAGAGGGTCAGATGCAGTATACCCTTTCTGGAATATGGAAAACGACAATACAGCAGTATTGAGATTTCTACCAGATTCAGACCCAACAAACACATTCTTTTGGAAAGAACGTCAAGTTATCAAACTTCCGTTCCCTGGTGTTAAAGGTGGTGATGAACAGAAACGAGTAATCGTTCAAGTACCTTGCGTTGAAATGTGGGGCGAGTCTTGCCCAATTCACGCAGAGATACGTCCATGGTTTAAAGACCCAGCAATGGAAGACCTAGGTCGTACATATTGGAAAAAGCGTTCATACGTTTTCCAAGGCTTGGTTGTAACTGACCCTATCGGTGGTGAACAACCAGAAAATCCAGTTCGTAGATTTATCATTGGACCACAAATCTTCAAGTTATTGAAGGCGGCTCTAATGGATCCAGATATGGATAATCTACCAACGGATTATGAACAAGGTACTGATTTCCGTCTAACAAAGACAACTAAAGGTCAGTATGCAGACTATTCAACTTCATCTTGGTCACGCAAAGAGCGTTCACTAAATGAAGAAGAACGTCAAGCAATCGAAACTCATGGTCTTTATGACTTAAATGAGTTTATGCCAAAGCGTCCAACAGAGGATGACATGCGAATTATCACAGAGATGTTTGAAGCATCTGTTGATGGTGAATTGTATGACCCAACTCGTTGGGGTCAGCACTATAAACCTTATGGGTTAGATGTTCCAGCAGGAACTTCTGCACCTACAACTTCAACTCCAACTGCTCCAAAAGTAGAAGAAGTTAAAGAAGTTGCACCAGCAGAAACAACACCTGTTGCTGAAACATCAGCACCAACTCCGACTCCAGCACCAGCAGAAACAACTGCTGAAGCACCGAAGTCAGATGCGGCAGATATCTTAGCAATGATTCGTAGTAGAAAAACTGACTAAGAACCAATGATTGAGTATGGGGAGCATCGACTCCCCTACTCTTTTATATCACATAAGGAGAATTTATATGGCAAGAGCCTTTGATGCGAGTAAATTTCGCAAGAATATAACAAAATCTGTTCCTGGTATGAGTGTTGGTTTTAGAGACCCAGACACTTGGGTATCAACAGGTAATTATACATTAAACAAACTTATCAGTAATGACTTCCATAAGGGTGTCCCACTAGGTAAGGTAACAGTCTTTGCAGGTGAAAGTGGTGCAGGTAAATCTTTTATCGCCGCTGGTAACTTAGTAAAAAATGCACAAGACCAAGGTATTTTTGTAGTCTTAATCGATAGTGAAAACGCACTAGACGAAAGTTGGCTACATGCACTTAATGTAGATACAACACCAGAAAAGTTGCTCAAATTAAATGTAGCAATGATTGATGATGTTGCAAAAATCATTTCAGACTTTATGAAAGATTACAAGGCAGAATATGCCGATAAAGACGATGAAGAACGTCCTAAAGTATTGTTTGTTATTGACAGTCTTGGAATGATGATGACCCCAACCGATGTTGACCAGTTCAATCGTGGTGACATGAAAGGTGACATGGGTCGTAAACCAAAAGCCCTAGCGGCACTAGTAAGAAATAGTGTGAATATGTTTGGTGATTACAATGTAGGACTAGTTGCTACAAACCATACATACGCATCACAAGATATGTTTGACCCAGATGATAAAATCTCAGGTGGTCAAGGCTTTATCTACGCTAGTTCTATTGTAGTTGCAATGCGTAAACTTAAACTAAAAGTAGATGCAGACGGCAACAAAACTTCACAAGTACATGGTATTAGAGCGGCTTGTAAAGTAATGAAAACACGATATTCAAAACCATTTGAAAGTGTACAAGTTGAGATTCCATATGAAACTGGTATGAGTCCTTATAGTGGTCTTGTTGAGTTCTTCGAAGCAAAAGGTTTACTTATTAAGCAAGGAAATCGATTGAAGTACATGACTAAAGCAGGCGAAGAAATGATTGAGTTCCGTAAAAACTGGACTGATGAAAAACTTGATATTGTTATGAATGATTGGAATGCAGAAGACATTATAGAAGTAGAAACAGAAGATACTGTCGCTTCCGAAGAAGCATAAAAAATGAGCAATCTGTATAAATAGATTGCTTACCATAACAAGATAAAGAAGAGGAGTCAACTTGGAATCAGAATCACTATACGAATTGTGGGAAACTTTAGTGAACTACATTCCTGGCAAAGATAAAATAGAAGCCGGCGAAATGTTCATAAAACAATGCGATGATTTAGGAATGAGCAGTGAAGACATAGAGATACTTATCGATGGTAACCCAATTCTTTTGGTTTCATTAGATAGGTATTTCGAAGATGAAGAAGACGAAGATGATGAAGAAGACGAAAATGATGATTGGTACTGATGAACTGGTATAGCAAAATAGTAAAAGATTGGAGTGAAATTCCAAACTGCATTCAATTCTTTGATAACGAGTTGACAGATGCAAGAAAAGAAGTAAAGATAAATGGCAATATTGAGAAAAATGCTACTTATCTTCCTGCTTTTGTGGAATTACGTTTTGGTCAATTACAAGAGATAGAAGCCATACTAGAGCATCTAAACATACAGTTGCGTAAAAAAAGAAGTGAATATTTGCGTAAGTATTTAGAGAACTATAATAAGGTGTTAAGTAGTAGAGACGCCGAAAAATACGCAGATGGCGAAGATGAAATTGTTGCGATTGGTGAATTAATTAATCAGGTCGCACTTATTAGAAATCAATATCTCGGAATAACAAAGGGGTTTGAAATTAAACACTTTCAACTGTCTAACATAATTAAGTTACGTGTAGCAGGCATGGAAGATTCAGAGATAACAACATATTAGGGTAGAGGAAATAATGACTGGGATTCATATAGTTAAAAGAAATGGGGACAAAGAACAACTAGATTTAGAGAAAATGCATAAAGTCGTTTTCGAAGCATGTAATAATATTAACAATGTATCAGCGAGTGAAGTTGAATTAAAATCTCACATTCAATTTTACAGCGGTATGACAAGTAGTGAAATACAAGAAACATTAATCAAGGCAGCCGCTGAACTAATAACAGAAGACACTCCAAATTATCAATGGGTGGCAGGCAACCTAATCAATTATCATATTAGAAAAGAAGTATATAACGACTTTCAACCTTGTCATATTATTGAATTAGTTAATACAAATACTAAATCTGGGTTTTATGATGAGGCGTTACTAAAAGATTATTCTGTAGAAGAATGGGATAAGATTAATGGCTTTATTAAACACGACAGAGATTTTGATATATCTTATGTTGGCATGGAACAATTCCGTGGCAAATATCTAGTACAAAATCGTGTAACACATAAGATATATGAAACGCCACAGATGGCGTATATGTTAATTGCGGCAACATTGTTTAGTAATTATCCAAAAGAAGAACGTTTGAAATGGGTAAAAGATTACTACGATGCAATTAGTACTTTTGATATTTCATTACCAACTCCCGTTATGGCTGGTGTTCGTACTCCACAAAGACAGTTCAGTAGTTGTGTGTTAATTGAAACAGATGATAGTTTAGACAGTATTAATGCAACATCCAGTTCAATTGTTAAGTATGTCTCTCAGAAAGCAGGAATTGGGGTTGGTGCGGGTAGTATCCGAGCAATAAACTCACCTATTCGTAATGGCGATGCATCACATACTGGTGTTATTCCATTCTATAAAATGTTTCAAGCGGCAGTTAAGTCATGTTCACAAGGCGGTGTTCGTGGTGGTGCGGCAACATTATATTATCCTGTTTGGCATTATGAAGTAGAAGACTTACTTGTTCTAAAGAACAATAAAGGTACAGAAGATAATCGTGTACGCCATATGGACTATGGTGTTCAGTTTAACAAGTTGATGTATGAACGTCTAATGACAGGCGGTAATATTACATTATTCTCACCGCAAGATGTCCCAGGACTATACGAAGCATTCTTTAATGACCAAGATAAGTTCCGTGAACTATATGAACAAGCAGAACGTAAAACATCTATTCGTAAGAAAACAGTACCTGCGATTGAATTATTTTCATCATTTATGAATGAACGTAAGAATACTGGTCGTATCTATTTGATGAATGTAGACCACGCAAATGACCATAGTTCTTTTGATACAAGCGTTGCACCAATCAAACAGTCAAACTTATGTTGTGAAATTAATCTACCAACAAAGCCACTGAACAGTGTGATGGATGAAGAGGGCGAAATTGCTCTCTGTACACTCAGTGCAATCAATTGGGGTAATATTAAATCACCAGAAGATTTTGAAAAGCCTTGTGAGTTAGCAGTAAGAGGACTTGATGCTCTATTGAGTTACCAAGATTATCCACTCATTGCGGCCGAGTTAGCAACCGATAACAGGAGACCTTTAGGTGTAGGCATTATTAATTTTGCGTATTGGTTGGCTAAAAATGATACGAATTATACTGACCCTAACTTAGAGTTAGTCGATGAATGGGCAGAAGCGTGGAGTTATTATCTAATCAAAGCATCAAATAATTTGGCAAAAGAGATTGGACCTTGTCCTAAATCTGATGAAACAAAATACGGACATGGTGTTGTTCCGATTGAT